GGATCAATAGCGAGAATTAACAAAATATATTCCACAAACTCCGAATATGTCCTAGATTATTTCTCAATATTTGATAATGGTTGGAGATATGATAGTGGATTCTTAAATGATCTCAATCAAAAAATCCAAGATAATGACTACTACCAAAACTTCTCATATTCAATTAGATCAAGAATTCCATTCGAAGACTGGAATGATGTTGTCAGTTCTCTTTTACACACCGCAGGACTTAAGAAATTCGGTGACTTGCAAGTAGAGTCTAAACTCCTTCCAGTAGATGAAAAGTCATTAACGATTAAATCAACAGATGCAACAACAGTTCAGGTTGACTATGTTAGTGAGTATGACTTAAATTGCGTTCCAAATTATGATCTTGTATCTGAAAATTATTTAAAAGCAACTCAAACTATAGATTTTTCAGATGAAATTACATTCAATACTAGACTTATAACCGATTATTCAGAATCAATTGGTAATAGAGTCTTAACGATTGATGACGTAAGTTCTACATTTAACAGCAATCCAGGAACTTTTGCTTATAGCAACATTTATAGACAACCTTTGGGTGATGGCGTTGCTACCAAGTTTATAGTTTATTCAAAGGATAGACTTTATACAGGAGAGAGACAACTTGCTTTAGTTACTGTTTTAAATGATGTTGCTAATGGAAGATCAGTTTTAAACCAATATGCATTTGTTGATACTGTACTTGATTTGGGATCTTTTGATTATACGATTGAAGGATCTGAAGGTGTTCTACAGTATTATCCAAATAAGTTCACTCTTAATAACTATAACCTTACAGTTTTAGCATATAACTTAGATAGACTTGGATTAAATGATGAAACTGTAGGAGTCGGTTCCACTACCATTGGAGTTTCTACAAATACTTCCTTCCCAGGAGCTCTTGTAAGCGTAGCAACTACTAATGTAGTAATTTCTGGTGTCACTACAACAGAAGTAATGACGATAGCAGGAATAGGAACCTCAACTTCTGGCGTTAGATCCGCAAAAATTCTTGTAAGTGTAGAAGCAGACGATCAAGAAGAGTATGATGAAATTAGCATCATACATGATGGATCTGATGTAAGGGTATCTGAGTATGGTCAATTAACAACCCATTCCCTTGATGAATTCTCATCTTCTGGTTTGGGTACATATGGATTTACCATGTCAAATTCTGACGTGGTATTTAAATATACACCAGAAGCTGGATTTACAACTACAAGAGTAAACGTTATTTCTGTAGGACTCTCTTCAGAGGGATATCAGGGTAGTGGAACATATGACTTTAAGTATTCACGTCTTATAGCACAGACTGTTGGGATTGGATCAACCAATGCTCCTGTTGCGGTTGGTGTTGGCAGCTACGGTGACGACTATGATGGTGCTTATGGAATAATCCAAGTTTCTGATTTAACAAATAACATTCACCAGTTCTCAGAATTCGTTATGGTTGATAGTGATTCAACTGTGTATTTGAGTGAATTTGGCACATTTGATACAATCGGATCAATCGCAGGATTAGGAACTTTAGGTGCTCAAAGAACAAGTAATAGGTCTGAATTGGTATTTACTCCAAATTCTGACATTGAAGTTCATGTTAAGACCTTTATCAATGCATTAGGCATTGAAGACAATGCAAGTGGACTGTTCGAAAAAGATTTTGGAAATGCATCCATTAAAGATAGTTTTGCAACCTATACAGGAACTCTTGCTTTAATTAAGAGAGATTTCCCATTGACCCATAAGAATTATCAAATTTTTGAAAGAAATTTTGATGGATCAGATTCAACTATCGTTAATTTGACAGATAATACAATTTCAATTCAAAATCACTTCTTTGTCAGTGGACAAGAATTAACATATTCTACAAGACTGGGACTTGGAACTGACTACATTGGAATTGCATCTACTACTTTTGCTGGAATAGGATCAACTGATAGATTACCTGCTGGAGTTTTCTGTATCAAGGTGGACTCTAACAAGATTAGACTCGCAACTTCTGCAGAAAATGCATTGAAGAAAAATCCAGTTTCAATTGGATTTACTTCTGTCGGCATTGGAAATTCCCATACATTCACCGCAAAGGATGCAAATCAAAAAGTACTGGTTTCTATTGATAATGCAATTCAATCTCCAATTGCAGGAACATCAGTAACAACTTCTTTGGCAAGAGCAGCAACAGTTGCTGATGATATTATCTACCTTGTAGGAATTACATCATTCTTTGGTGGCGAATATATTCAAATGGGCGATGAGGTTGTAAAAATATTATCAGTTGGCGTTGGATCCACTAATGCAATCAAGGTCAGTCGTGCTTGGTTAGGAACTACTCTTGCTGGGCATAGCACAGGTGCTCAAGTAACAAAAATTAGAGGAAATTACAACATTATTGGAAATACGATCAACTTCATTGAAGCGCCATATGGAAATACTCCAATTGGTTCAATAACAGATCCACCATCGTTTAGAGACTGGATTGGCATTACATCATCATCATCTTTCAATGGTAGAGTTTTCTTACGCAATGGTATAGTTGGAACTTCAAGTGAAACATATACTAAAAATTATCTGTACGATGACATAACTGAACTATTTGATGGACAAACAAAACAGTTCCCATTAACTGCAAATGACCAAGATGTTGTTGGAATTACAACAAACTTCCCACTTGTTTTAATCAATGGTATTTTACAGGGTCCAGGTGCAAATTATAACTATACCTTATCTGAAGTTGCAGGAATCACTTCTATTACATTTACTGGAACAGCAAGTTCTGTATCCTATGATGTTAATAATGCAAATGTTCCAACTGGTGGCGTTATTGTTTCTGTCGCATCTAGTGCTGGATTTGGACTTCAACCATTAGTTGCTGCTGGAGGAACAGCAATTGTTTCTGCTTCTGGTACAATTCAGTCAATTAGTATTGGAAATAGTGGATCTGGTTATAGAAGTGGTATTCAGACTACTGTTAACGTAGGTGTTGGAACTTCCTCAACAGGAAGACCAAATATTGAGTTTATTGGAACCGCTGCTATAAGTGGTGGACACATTGTTAGTGTCGCAATCACAAATCCTGGAGCAGGGTACACTTCATCCAATCCACCATATGTTGTATTTGATTCTCCACTTTCTTATACTAATTTACCACTTCATTATAGTGCAAGTTCTCCAGGTGTTGGAGGAACACAAGCTAAAGTCGATGTAGTTGTTGGACAAGGATCGAGTGTTATTGAGTTTAGTATATCAAACACTGGATATGGATATGGAGTTGGACAAGTTTTAACAATTGGAGTTGGTGGAACAGTTGGAATACCAACAGATCCAACAAAAACATTTGAAGAATTCAAAATCACAATTGATAGAGTAGATGCTGATGTGTTTACTGCATGGTCAGTTGGACAAATTGATGTACTTGATGATTTTTCAGTTCTTTTTGATGGCGGAAGAACAACTTTCCCAATCACACAGAACGGAAACGCATTATCAATTGTTGCTAAACCGGGATCAAACATATCAATCCAAGATACTCTTTTAATATTCATCAATGATATATTGCAAGTTCCTGGTGATGCGTATACATTCTCTGGCGGAAGTTCCATATCATTTGTAGAGGCTCCAAAAGCTGGAGACAGTCTCAAATTCTTATTCTACAAAGGAACTGGTGGTGTTGATGTTTTAGATATTGATGTTGTTGAAACAATTAAAGTTGGTGACGATTTAACCATAGAAAGCAGTGTTAACTCTTTAGACCAAGATACAAGAACAGTTTCTGAAATTGTTTCTGCTGGAACTGTTAACACCAATGTATACTATGGACCTAGTTTGAGTGGAGACACTACTTTATTGAGACCTGTTAAATGGTGTAGACAAACTGAAGATAGACTTATTAATGGTAAAGTTGTTGATAAGTCCCGTATACTTTATGAACCAAATATTTTCCCAACAGCATATCTAACAAAGTCGGTTGGTATTGGTTCTACTGAAATTTATGTTGACAACTTAAGACCATTCTTTAACCAATTAAATGAAAATGTTGTTTCTGTTGAATTCCAAAAAGATATATTAATATATGATTACAGTAATGAAAGAGTTTCAGCGGCAGCGACTGCTGTTGTATCTGTTGCTGGAACAATATCATCTGTTGTCATATCATCTGGTGGTATTGGTTATACTGCGGCACCACAAGTTACAATAGCAAATCCAGTTGGAGTTGGAACATCACAAAGAGCAACTGCAACGGCTTCAGTATCTGCTGCTGCAACTGTCTCAAGTATATCAGTTTCATCCCCAGGAACTGGATACACATCATCAAATCCACCATTAGTTTTGATTGGACCTCCACCATCAATGTCAAAAGAAAGCAACACGATTGTTTCTTACAGTGGTGATTTTGGTGTTATCACTGGCATTGGATCAACCTCAGTTGGAGTGGCTTCCACTGGAATAGTATTTGATTTGGTTATTGAAGCGACTTCCCCATTGAGAAACAATACATCAATTACCCCACAAACCACCATTAGTGGATTGTCAACTGGTGACTATTTCATTGTTTATAATTCAAACGTTGGTAATGGGGTTACTTCCTTGGATGAAAATCAAAATGTGATTGGTATTGGAACAACATGCTTGGATAACATTTATAGAGTTGCATCAGTTTCAACTGCTAATACATCTGCTATTGGATTTGCATCAACAGACGTTGCTAGAGTTGTTGTTAGTGTTTCTGATTATAATGGATTTAGTGCTGCTGGATTGGCAATAAGCAGTTTCTACGGAAGATTTAGTTGGGGCAAGATTATAATGAGTGAAAGAGTTGGAACCAGTACTTATTCTGCAATAACCACAAATGGTGTTGTTGGAATTCAAACTGGACCATACGTGATAAGAGATAAATCATTAAAGTCTCAAGGCTATGCCTAATAAATAAATAAAAAATCACAAAAAATGTCTGCTATTATAACTGACCAGATTAGAATATTAAATGCGAAGAATTTTGTGGCTGGATTTAACACCACTGCAAATTCTTACTACAGTTTTGTTGGTCTGCCAAATCCTACAGCAATTGACAGTGATTGGGATAATGCTCCACCAGCACCCACAGATAATTTTGATAGCGAGAATAAAACATGGGAAACCATAATCGCTCTTAAAAAAATTACTTCTAGTGATGCCAAACAAGTAGTAAGAAAAAATGTTTGGAGTTCTGGTACTACCTATGATTATTACAGACATGATTATAGTATTACCAACACACCCAAAAATGCCAGTGGAACCTCTTTATACTCAGCAAATTATTTTGTAATTAATAGTGACTATCGAGTTTACATATGTCTTCAAAATGGAACTAACCCAGAAAATGTTAATGGTCAACCATCATTAGATGAACCAACATTTACTGATTTAGAACCAAGATCAGCAGGTACAAGTGGAGATGGATACATTTGGAAATACTTGTACACGATCAAACCATCAGATATCGTTAAGTTTGATACTACAGAATATTTGCCCGTGCCATCTGACTGGGCAACTAGTACAGAAAATGCTTCTGTTAGGGATAATGCTGTTGATGGCAGCATTAAAGTGGTTGTTATAAAAAATAGAGGTGTTGGCGTAGGAACTGCAAACAGAACTTACACAAAAGTTCCCATTAAAGGTGATGGTTCTGGTGCTGAGTGTACAGTAACAATTAATAATGATGCAAAGGTCGGCAGTGTTGTAATTTCAAATCAAGGTTCTGGTTATACTTTTGGAAATGTCGATTTAATTGCTGGAGGGATTCCTTCACCAACAACATATCCAACTCTTGACGTCATTATTTCACCAAAAGGTGGCCATGGAGCAGATATTTACAGAGAATTGGGTGCTACAAACGTATTACTCTATTCTAGGATAGAAAATGATACTGAAAACCCAGATTTTATAACTGGAAATGAAATTGCAAGAATTGGTGTTGTTGAAAATCCTCTTGCATATGGAAGTTCACAAATTTTATCTTTAGATAAAGCAAGTGGTGTTTATGCTTTGAAATTAACGGGAGCTGGATACAGTTCTGCTACATTTACATCAGACTCTGTTATTCAGCAAGTTATTGGAACTGGTCAAACTGCAATGGGAAAAGTTGTTAGTTATGATCAAACTACAGGTGTTTTGAAATATTGGCAAGAGAGAACTTTTGCTGGATTCTCAACAGTTGGAACAGCACAAACAAACCCAACATTTGGGTACACTTTAAACAGATTTACGGCTTCTCCAACTACTGGTGGAAGTTTCACAATCACGGGTGGAAGTGTCAATTTGGGTATCGACACATCATTTACGGGTCTCTCAACCTCCATAAATAATAGGACATATTATCTTGGTCAAACGTTTACTAGCGGTGTATCGACTCCAGAAGTTCAACCATTCTCTGGCAACATTATCTACACTGATAATAGACCATCAATAACCAGATCTTCAAATCAAAAAGAAGACATTAAAATTATATTGCAGTTCTAAAAAACTATGGCTCAACAAACCAACCTCAATGTCTCACCATATTTTGATGATTTTGATCCGAATAACAACTACCATAAAGTCCTCTTTAAACCTGGATATCCAGTTCAAGCAAGGGAACTAACTGGACTGCAATCTATTCTTCAGAATCAAATTGAAAGGTTTGGTCAACACTTCTTTAAAGAAGGTGCTAAGGTTATTCCTGGTAACACTGCATATACAAGGATATACAACGCAATAGAACTTAATAACACTCATTTGGGTGTTCCTGTAGATTACTACATTGATCAACTTTTAAAAAGAAAAATTATCGGATTAACTTCAGGTGTAACTGCAATTATTGACAAAGTTTTAAAATCTGAAGATTCTGATAGGGGTAATTTAACACTTTATATTTCATACACATCATCTGGTGTACAGGATTCGGAGATCACCACATTTTTAGATGGAGAACTCTTATCTGCAGATATTGACATTGTATCTGGTCCATTAAATAATCCATTTATACCAACTGGAGAATCATTTGCGTCTGCAATTGCAGTAAATGCATCTTCGGTTGGATCGGCATTTTCAATATCAAACGGAGTATATTTTATTCGTGGAAATTTTGTAAATGTTTCTGATGAAACTATTATTTTATCACAATATAGTAATACTCCAACTGGTAGAATCGGTCTTAGAGTTTCCGAAGAAGTAGTAAATTCGGATCAGGACGAATCTTTAACAGACAATTCTAAAGGATATAACAACTACGCTGCTCCAGGAGCAGATCGTTTAAAAATTAGTTGTTCTCTTACAATTAAAGCAATTGATGACTTTAATGACTCAAATTTTGTTGAACTCGCCACTGTTAGAAATGGAGTTTTAGAGTCTCAGAAGAAAAACACCCAGTACAACATAATTGCGGATGAATTAGCACGTAGAACATATGCTGAATCTGGCGATTATACAGTAATGCCATTTGATGTCTCTGTTAGAGAATCATTGAATGATGGTATTGGCAACAATGGAATATATGAAGAGGGTCAGTTTACCTCTGGTGGATCTTTAGCAAGTGATGATCTTGCATTATATGAGATTTCTCCAGGCAAAGCATTTGTAAAAGGATATGAAGTAGAAACAATCAATACTACATATCTCGATATTCAAAAACCAAGAACAACAAAAACTTTAGAAAATCAGGGAATCATATACAATACTGGTTCCACTGTAAAGGTAAATAACGTTTTTGGTGCACCAACAACAGGAATAGGAAATACTTATATTGTAAGTTTAAGAGATCAAAGAGTAGGATCTAGTTCACTTAGTGCTCCTGGAAAGGAAATTGGTCTTGCAAGAGTATATGATTTTGCATTGGAAAGTGGGTCATATAGTGCGACAAATGCAGATACAAATCAATGGGATCTTCAGTTATATGATGTACAGACATTTTCTCATATTACACTGAATGAACCAGTAACACTATCAATTCCAACACACATTAAAGGAAAATATAGTGGAGCAACTGCTTTCCTTAGACATGCAGTTTCTGCGGGAACTTCAATAACTGTTTATGAAAAGAGTGGTGAATTTGTAAATAACGAACCATTTATCTTCAATGGTATTGAAAATACAAGAGTTGCCATTGCAATAACTTCTTCTGGTATTACTGATGTGAAGTCTGTTTATGGCGGACCTTCTTTGGGTAATGTTGGTTCTGCATCAACGTTTACTGCAGACACAATTTTAGATACTTTAGTAAACATTGGAATTGCAACAGTAACACCGAATAGTTCAGGTGTAAGTACAATTACAGCGTCTGCAGGATCTGCATTCTTATCTAAAGTAAAAGTAAACAGCGTTTTACAATATTCCGACAGTTCTGTTACTTTCACTGATCCTGTAGCAGTAAGAGTAACTAGTATTGGTTCAACATCGGTAACAGTTGTTGGAGTTCAAACTGTTACTGGAGTTGTAGATGGTGCTCTACCAACATCTACAAACTTGTCAGTAACTGACTTAAAAATTGTTGGAACTAAATTATCGGACTCAACAGGAGACCTTGATTCTGGGGCATTATACACCAGAATGCCAAAACAATTGATATCAAATGTTGATTTAACCAACGCTCAATTGTCAATAAGAAAAACATTTACTGTTAATATATCGGGTAACCAACTTTCAAGTCCAGTCAGTGCTGGAGATAATGAGACATTCTTAGCATTTGATGAAGAAAGATATTCTTTAATTAGATCCGATGGATCAACTGAGGAACTTTCTTCAGATAGATTTAGTTTCTCCGATGGATCTACGGTTTTACAAATAAACAATTTGGGAAGTGATGATACTGGGGCAACTCTTTATGCATCTTTGAGAAAAACAAAACTAAAGGCAAAGGTTAAGAGAAAGAACAGAGTAAACACCCTCATTGTCAATAAGAGTAAACTTGAAGGATCTGGCATAGGATCAACAACACTCAACAATGGACTCACATATGGAACTTATGCATATGGAACTAGAGTTGAAGATGAAAGAATATCTTTAAACAAAGCAGATGCAATTAGAGTTCTTGGAGTTTATGAGTCAACATCAACTTCAGCACCATCTGCTCCAAAAGTAACTTTAGCATCCTTATCTGGTGCAACCGGTAAAACTACGGACTTGATTATTGGAGAATTTGCGGTTGGTCAAACTTCTGGCGCAAGAGTAGTGTATGCTGAGAGACTTTCTGATAGTCAAATCACATATATTCCAAGAAATGACATTAATTTTGTTGAAGGAGAAACCGTTGTTTTCTCAGAATCAAATGTAAGAGGAGTAGTTTCTACTTTAGAAACACCAAGTAAAGCAATAACTGGAAACTTTAAATTTAATAATGGACAAAAATCTTCAATATATGGTCACAGTTATATTACAAGAAGAAGTGATGCACAAGAACCAACAAGACAACTAAAAATTTATTTCTCAAATGCTTATTATGAATCAACAGATGATGGTGATATTACAACCAAAAACTCATACAATACTTTAGATTATGAGTTTGACGTTCAACACGTAAATGGTGAGAGAAATACAGATCTTATTGACATTAGACCTAGAGTTTCTGATTACACAATTTCCGAAGGATCAAGATCTCCATTAGAATTCTTGGGAAGATCTTTTGATGGTAGTGGAAATTCTGCTGCGAATATTTTGGTATCGGATGAGTCAATAAATGTTGATTTCTCATTCTATCTTGGAAGAGTTGATAGAATTTTCTTAACAAAAGATGGAAGATTCCAAGTTCAACAAGGAACTCCTTCAGAAAACTTTGAAAAACCAGTTCCCATTGATGATGCTTTAGAGATTGGAAGTGTAAAATTACCCGCATATTTGTTTGATACAAGGAATGCATCTATATCATTCTTAGATCATAAGAGATATCGCATGTCCGATATCAAACAACTTGAAGATAGAATTAAAAATTTAGAATACTATACAACCCTCTCTTTACTTGAAACAAATACAGAAAGTTTGTTTGTTGCAGATTCTGAGGGTCTGAATAGATTTAAGTCTGGTTTCTTCGTTGATGATTTCACTAATTTGCTTCCACAAGAAACCGATTTAGCAATCAAAAACTCTATTGACATCCAAAATAGAGAATTACGTGCTAGACACTTCACAAATTCTATTGATCTTGTTACGGGTCCTGTAGAAGGAGTAACGACCACAACTGATCTTGCGTTTACAACACCAGAGGGTACAAATGTAAGACGTTCTAGTGATGTTGTTACACTAGACTATACTGAAGTTGAGTGGTTAAAACAAAGTTTTGCCACTAGAACTGAAAGCATTACGCCTTTCTTGGTAAGTTTCTGGCAAGCATCTGTCGATTTAACTCCATCATCGGATACTTGGGTTGATACTGCTAGAATTGAGGCAAAAATTATTG